ATTACTAGTCGCGCCCCATGGGCGTGCAATTTGTTGTGTTTTGGCCTATACTACAGGACGATACCGAACACGTCGGACATCTTAACCCAACACCATACGTACAAGGGTCTGTTAAACCTTCAAGACCGGATGATGGAAGGCCGTAGCTTCTCCGGCTACTCGCACACAAATAATTAGCTATACGCATATGCCTGTACAAGTTGCCGCTGGGCAACACGGGTCTACTCTACAAAGGCTAGACCAAACCCATCCCGGCCGCAGACTTATAAACAGCCATGCCGGTATTTGCAACCTTCTCCACGATATCGAACACTCCAGGAAGAACGGCGCTCGCTCGTTGGATGTGCTTATCCCAAGCTGCGTCCGTCGACACACCATGGTGGGTGTGTGACGCGACAGCGGGATGAGACATATCAAAGCGAACCCGCCACTCTACCGAAACGATAAAGGAAAGCATGGTTCGGGCAGGGTTGAATATTACGATGGGTGCCCATCCTTTCGGATGCGGGGCAGCCGCGCCACTCCAAGCTTGCGGATCGATGTCCATTGCATAACCCTTCATTGGCAGAAAAGCAGAGCAATCCGCCATAGAAAGGGGATGCGAATCCATCTGGACACCTCGGAGGACCAGTTTCCCGGCCGACATTAAGCGAGGGCGAAAGAACGCAACAAATTCGTTCTCCACCTCGGTCCATGTCCGAGCATCATCGCACAAATCCAAACGGGCGGGGCAAACGGCAGCAGCCAGCTGCCCCTGCGCGTTCGTAATGGTTTCAGAACCCACAACCTGTACAGAAATTGCCGCTGGGCAACACGTAAATGTAGAAGAATCGGTAGCTGCAGCATTACCGCCAGGCATGTTAGTGATTGAGAATTTAGTCGAAGGCCCCGTATGAATAGGACCGACTGACGTCTGAGACTGAGCACTAATAACATTGGACCAGTACGGACCGCTGTTAGCACCGGATTGTTGAATCTGGAAGGTTCCAAAGATGTTGATCTTATCGTTACTTTCGAACAAACGAGACGTACGCACTACGGTATACGGCCCGACGGAACGAGGTAATGGAGCGTGGCAGGAATTGAAGGCATCCCAAGCCCCGCCAGGGAGACCAAGCTGTTTAGGGAGCTTGACATGGCCAAACGCTCGACTGACCGCCTTACCGGTTCCTTGGACCAAAACTTTCTGCGCATTCGTTCGCATCTTATTCCCATTCTTCTTCACTGGCTGCCTGCGCGACAAGCCCAATCGGCCCTTGCGCGCTCGTAAGCGAGTAGTAAACTTCGGCATACTCGCTGAAAACACTCAAGGGTGAAACAATGTTTATTTTGATTTTGTGGTAATATCTTTGTATCACCTTCCCAGGACATTCACTAGACAAACCTGGTACCATGCACCCACTGGACGCGGATTTTAGCCAGCCTAATCGTCGTCGATATCGCCGGGGGCGTCCTTAAACAATTCAGCCTCCTCAAGCGGCCACTTCATGGCTTTAGAGAGTTTTCGGATTATCATCTGCTGGTACGTGCTCTCACGCGTCACAAACAAGCAAGACCCAAGAACCTGCGGCTCCGGGGGCTCTTCTGTATATTTCATCAACAGCCGCGCCACCATCTTGTCGAGATTTAGAAACTCGGCAATGAAAGTGCCGTCCGGCAGCTTCCTGATTAAATGCGACGTAATGGGCACACCTTCTTTGAATCCTGCCTGGACTCCGCCAGGTTTCTGAATAACTCCAAGGGCTTTCATAATCTTAGCATCGGGGCGACGCTGAGAAACATTGTCGTCCCCGAGGGAACCTCCGTCCCCACCACCAGCGAGTTTCACCGCAAATGTGCGCGAAAAGCAGTTCTGGGCTGTAGTACTTTTGATTCCACTCTGGGTCAACCCCAAATGGTGGACCAACCAGTATTCGCCCTCGAACGCCAGCATATGCGCAGTGTTGCAAAATGACTCGTGCATGATCGCATCGTATAGCCCTGGCGACGGCGCTCTGCCGTTGTCCCGCTCGCTCCTCATTTCTAAATAAACGCGCTTCTCGCCGTCTAATAAGACGAATTCGCGCGACTGGGTAAGGTCGTAACGCGAGGCGTCCTCCGAAAACAGAGTTTCGCCATCTTGCATCATTTCCTCGAGCGCGCCCCCCAACCTTTGAATGCCTTTGTCGTCATGGCCCAAACCGGCCAAGCTCCAATGGAACTTGCCGTCCTGGTAACCTACAATATCAGCTTTATTTTGGTTGTGGTGCAAAACGCCCTGTACCATCGTGTCAACACACGACGCCACCCATATCACACGCCAGAAACACTTATCGGCTTTAGCGGCCGGGTACGGCTCGTCTTTAACCTCCGCCTGTGCGGGGTCGCGAAGACCCTTCTTAACCATCTCTGCGGGGTGCATCGTAGGGAGTAGGTGCGAACACGTAGCCCTAAGTATTATCCGCGCACATGCGAGGTTTACCAGCCAAGGTTTATGCTTCTCGGCCAGAGACTTCTTATCAGCATTCTTCGCTCTCGCTGTCCATCCTGATGACTTATGTTCGAAGGTGTTCATAACTTTCTCGAACCCTTCAACGCCTTCCTGCAGCAGGTTGTACTCTGCTGCGGGATACACATCCAGCATCTCTTTCCAAACATCCATCGCCCCTTCCACACAAAACGGGGATATATCGGGGGGCTCTTCAATCGTCGCAGCCTGCTGCCGCAACGTTGATTTAATTGACTCCTTGGTACGGGGGGCCGAATACCACTCGATGTTCAGACCCGCCTCTTTGGCGTAGTCTAAACCCACACTTGGTGGCAGGCCCTTACGCTCCCCATTGGTTACGTCGTGCTTCTTCTTCTTCCTATGATTGTACTTATATGACCCATACTTAGAAAAGAAAGGTTTTCCGCTCTTGTCGTGCATAGTTTGACTTTCCCCACCAGAATCAGCCTCAACAGGCGTGTTGGTAAGGTATTCGCGCATATGAAACATGGCAGGAGCGGATAAAACCGACTCATACGTGTAACCCTTTGCTTCGGTAATCACCGTGGTGTCTCCACCCAACAGTCTCGCCAGCATATCGGAAACTTGCTCTTCAGTGGCATCTACCTGGTCTTTATTTTCTGCGACGGGAATCTTAATGTCTTCAACGGTCCGCCTATAAAGCCTCTCCGCCAAGGAAGAGACGAAAATTGGAGCCTGTTCAAGTTTTATACTCTCGTCAATCATATTAGACCACAGTTCTCTGCCCGCTTTAGAAACTTTCCCGTAACTAGCGCCGTAGTCCCCCGCGGCGCCCTGCCAGGCTATCTGGTGATACCTACCGCTAGGTAGCGGTCGTTGGCGTCCACCCTCGAACCTATCACCGCCTCCGCCACCACCGAAATCGTGGCCGTAATGATCGACCTCGTCTTGGGTTAGGCGAGCGGCCTCTTCTTCCTCCTGCTTACGCCATATCTTCGCAAGGGACCATTCGCGTTGCCGCGACTTGGACTCTCTAGATTCTGGCATCATGCATTCGGCAACTGATATCGTAGGGTCTATTCCGAGCTCTCTGGCTACGGTTAGAAATGCCTCCGCACTAATGGCGAAATTATGGTTGTGTCCCTCGAGCTTTCCAGCAATATGAATTCCACGATACTTCTTCGTCCCCTCTTCAACACATTCACACAAGGCCCCGGAAAATCCGTGGTCGGTATATGCCATATGGGAGATGAGTCCACGGTCGTGCACTTCTTCGGTTTCGTTGCCTAGCAGAAAGCCTTCGGATTTCAAACAAGAACCCTCCTCAGTACAACCGGTAACCGTAAGAGGTCCGGTGCTAAGTCGGGTGAAAGATTTCCTAGCTACTTCCTTAATGCCTAGCCACGCCCACATTCCTGGGGGTACCGAGAAGAAAACTAGATCGGCTGCGGTGGCGTTATAATTGGCTACTTCAGAATACATAACGGAATGCACGTCGGGGGGGAGTTGATATTCCCTGCCGCTGTTGGCACGTATAGCTATATTGCCGCCGTTCCACGCATGTCGCGGGACGACGCCATAACCGCCTGAATAGCGGAAACCAACCGCTACAGCAAAAGCCGCAGCTTCACCGTCACGTTGGAGCGCCAAATTCGGGTCGTCGCGAACGACGAAGAACCCTACTACTGGCAACTCTCGCACCGGTATTGGCTTGGGCCTCCCCGACAGAGCGGACTCCGTCTGGGACGCTTTAACGATTGTATAAGTGTAGTTACGGCTTTCAACACCGTCAATGCCTACTGTGCCGGCGACCAGCGCCCGCCGGTACAGCGGGTGGCCAACAGCCTCACGGAAGAACTCCTCACCTTGGTCAATGAAGACCCCGATTCGAGCTTTAAGAACGCGAACGCGCCTCCGCCACTTGAGCTTTCGCCAAACAACGTACGCACTCAACAAAATTGACAGCAGCGATAGATAAATCGC